ACTTGGTACTCGAAGGACAAACCGATGCTGCTGCACAACTACGAAATGAGATAAGACAAGCCGAAAGGGCTCAGTTGATGACTGAAATGCAGAGTCAAATGGGGCAAACTGTTCAACAAGACAGAGAGCAACATGAGTTACAACAAAAAGCTAACGAAATAATGGAAGTTTTTCCAATTTTTGATGAAAAAAGTAAGGCATTTGATGAAAAATTAACTCAAGAAGTGATGGAACTACGTGATGCCTTTATATATCAAGGGTATGGAGCGGCAGACTCATTAGCAAAAGCCACTGAAGTTACTTTATTGTCTAAAAAACCAGAGTTGTTGCAGGTTTCTGATGAACCAAAAGTAGATCCAGCACCTACTTTGACAAAAGCAGTACAAGAAAAGAAACAAAAACAGAATGTTAAGAAAAAGATAGAAGCTTCTCAAGCACAACCACCTAAAATGAAGGGTGACGGGGCAAAAGAAGCTAAAGTAGTTAATATAAATACGCTATCTGATGATGAATTTGGTGCACTACCTGAAGAAACTTTGCGCAGAATGCGTGGTGACTTTGATTAAAGAGTAGTATACTAACAAGAATTCGTTGGTTAGAACGATATCTAACCACTGGTCGTTCAGTATAAAAATCGTTTTTTCGTCTACAGTGACGTTAACTGTTCGAGGTCGTGCTCGTAAAACTAACGGTATCGTGCCCCAACGATAAAGGGTATACGGGATATCGCCCCAAATAGCGATTGGTTATTAATTTAATTTTTATTTGGAGGGCCTAATGGCTAATACAAACTTTAGCGCGCTGACCAGTGAACAGCTTACTATCTGGTCTCGTGATTTTTGGAGAGTTGCTAGAAACATGTCCTTCATTAACCAATTCGCGGGTAGTGGCCCCAACGCCATGGTTCAGAGAATAAATGAACTTACACAATCAGAAAAAGGAGCTAGAGCTGTTTTAACACTTTTAGCTGACATGACTGGTGATGGTATTGTTGGTGACAACACTCTCGAAGGTAATGAAGAAGCGTTGAGAGCATTCGACATCGTTGTACAACTAGATCAATTAAGATTTGCAAACAGACTATCTGGTAGGCTTGCTGATCAAAAATCTGTTGTCAACTTCCGTGAGCACTCAAGGGATGCACTTGCATACGCAATGGCAGACAGAATAGACCAGTTAGCATTTCTAACTTTGGCTGGTATTTCTTATAACAGAAAGAACAACAATATTGGTGGTTCTTCTGCTACAAGACCAGTTTTAGGTTCAGGTGCTAATTTATCTGATCTTGCGTTTAATGCAGACATCACTGCTCCTACTTCTAACAGACACAGAAGAGTCGATGCAACTAATGGTTTAGTTGCTGGTGATACTTCTGCTTTAGTTGCTGCTGACACTATGAAATACAGCACTATTGTTGAGCTTAAAGCTTATGCTAAAGATCAATACATTAGAGGTATGAGAGGCAATGGTAATGAAGAGATGTTCCATCTTTTTGTTACTCCACAAGTAATGGCTGATCTGAAACTAGATTCTGACTTCTTAGCTAACGTAAGAAGCGCTGGTATCAGAGGACCAAACAACGAACTATTTGCTGGATCTTCTAGCTTAATGGTTGACGGTGT